GGGATGCCGCGCATGAACAGCTCCTGCGGGTTGTAGGCCTGCCACGCCGGCACGATCTCGAACGACTCGACCCACCCGAGCTTCCACATGCAGATGCCGTAGCGCTCGACGTCGTACAGGGCCTGCCAGATGTGGATGTCGTTCTTGGTGTCGCGAACGTCTTTCCCGAGCCTCGCTTCCATGAGTCGAGACTTGCGAAAACCGTCCGAGCTGTAGCTCTCGAGGTGGACAAACGGGTCCATCGACGTGAGCATGTTGTAGTTGTGGGCGAGGCGGGTCTGGATGATGTGGTAGATCAGGGGAACGGCGACGCTGCCCTTGAACGGCATCTCCTTCTTGTCCGGGTCTCTGGTCTTGTCACCCTTCACGGCCTTCGCTGATAGGTCGAGGTACAGACGGTTGTACTTGTCGACCTCGTCCCAGTCCTCGTAGCGGTTGCGAACGTGCTCGTCCGCATCACGGATGATGGTGATGAGGTCCTGGAGCAGCTTCGCGTGCAGTCCGTTCGGGTTGTCTGGATCCAGCCTGATGTCGAGCGGCTGTTCCTCGAACTCGATTTCTGTTCGTTCCGTGGTGTCTTCCATGCCAATCTCCTCTACGAGTATACCTTGAGCACAACGTCGGTCACGTAGTCATCGTAGATCCTCAGCCCAGCCTCTGTCGGGAGCATCGGATCGGTCCTGGCAAACACGAGCGCGCCGTTGATGACGAACGTGTGGTTCTGTCCGTGTGCCTCGACGATGATCTCATAGGGGTCTTCCTTGAAAAACGCCGGCTCGTAAAACAGGATGGTCGGCGACCCAGCAATCACCTTGTTGATGTAGAGGTCTCCGGTGTCCGAGTCTTGCTTGACCAGGAAGCAGTTGCTGTTGTTCTGGTAGCGGTAGTAGAACTCTATCCAGTGGAGCGGGTCGTAGGTGAACGTCAGCACGTACCTCGAATCAGCGGCCGACTCGTACTGCGTCCCGCTGACTGGATTCGTCAGCGTGGTCACAAGCTCCAGAGACCGACTCCAGTCTGGCGTCTTCCGAGATCTGACCACGGATGGGTCTGGGCCAACCGTCCAGTTCATACGAGGTTGCTCCACTCGTTCCCGATGCCACGCAACTCGAACGCGAACCTCCCGATGCGGCCATTGGAACTATCGACAGATGAAGCCGAAACGACCAGTGGACTGATCGGGACGAGCTGGTCAAGCGGGGAAGCCGTCAACGTCTTCTTCGCGTAGTAGCCAGTTTCCGCGATGGGCCACGTCGGAAGCTCGAAGTCGTCAAACTTCAGCGCGTTGGCGTTGAGGTGGTACAGCTTGACGATGACGTGGCTACCCTTCACGAACTCCCATTGGACGGCGCAGCTATCGCCCTCAGTAGTTGGGACCCCAGCGAGGTAGTCGTCTGTATCGACACCGTCACCATCGTTGACCCAAAGCCTCCATTTGTTCGTGTGGTTACGGTCAATGGAGACATAGATGGCTCCATTGCCACCGGAACTCCCAACTGTTGGCCTCTCAGCGATATGGAAGTTTTGCTGGTCCGATGAGTTGCTGTTCGTCCAATAGTTCCAAAGGAACCCGCGCATCCCGTTGTAGAGGGTTGAGAAATCTACGGTGTTCGTAGTCAGACCTTGCCTTGCAGCAGACGGTACATACCGTCCACACTTGACGATGTAGTACCCCGTCCACGAACCTGGCGTCGAGATGTTCGTCTGGTGCGCACCATAGGTCGGATGGGTGACCTTAATCCACTCGTTCGTCATCTCCGTCTTTTCGCCAGCGCTCATCCAGTAACCGTGCTCGAACTTGTCGGTGTGGACTTCCAAGATCCTCTGGTTGCTCGTGTAGGTCACGTCGTCGCCAAAGAAGTTGCCGTCGAAGTAGGCGTTGGGGATGATGTTATCCCCCCTACGAGAAGACAGCGCCCAAGGACTGGGCGACATGAACGGAAGGTGCTCGGACATCAGCCAGAGAAATCGCGATAGATCGGGGTCACGATCCGGTCAGCGGCGACGACAGGAGCGCATGTCAGCTTCAGCCACTTCAAGCCGGAGAGTTTCGCCGGGTCGAACATCACGGTCTTGTCCGCTGCACACACGAGTGTGAACAGCGCCCCCTCCCACCAGACCGCGTTGTACGCGCCGGCCTCGGTGTCCGACTCGAGGAAGGTCACGGCCGTCCCCTCGAAGCTGGCCGGGAACCGGAGCCCGCAGATGTCGAGGTGCTCCTTGTTGATCGCCGCCGTGAGATCTGTATCCACGCTGTAGTCGAAGAGGAACACCCTGTCTCTCGGGTTGACCTTCTTCGTTGCCTTGCTCTCTGGGTAGTCTGACATCATGTCCTCCTTGGTGACTCCAGTCCATAGACTCGCACATTCTACCTCGCATGCGCAAGTGCAGCCCCCGGTCCACAGGAGCTGGGGTTGCGCACGCTACTCCAAATCGAGGCCCGTCAAGCCGGCGCCGGAAGCTCTCTTCCCGTGCAGCTCGCTCATCCACTGCCTCCTGGCCTCGTTCTCCCTCGGCAGCTCCATGTAGTTGTCGTCGTTCTTCGAGATGTAGACGTTGGACGACGGGATGTCGATCGCCGCCCAGTACCCGAGCGCGTCCGTGGCGTGCGTCAGGGTGCTCCGCTCGTCGTTCAGGTCGGAGATCTTGAGGAGCCCGGTGCCACGCTCGTCCCACTCCACGAACGCGAAGTCGCGGATCAGCATCTCGCACTTCTCGTCGATCATGAGCGGCTCCCACTCGCCGGTGCCACGCAGGACCGAATTCATGGAGTTGACGCGAGAGCGAACCGTAGGGTTTGTCTTCGGGACCATCAGCTCGACGTACGAGCTGTACCCACGGAACGCTTCTACGATGGCGTCGAACGACGTTTGCCCGGTCTGCGCAGCCAGACCGATGCCAGTAGCGTCACCGAAAACCTGAACACCTCCAGAGTGATTCGGAAACGCGAGCCTGAACTCCTTGACCATTTGGGGAATGGACGTTCGCCCAACCTGCGCGATCTCCACAAGAACACGTGGCGTCCTGCCGTTGACCTGTACAACAGGCCAAACCATACAGCGGGCATTGAAGTCGCAGCAGAGCTTGAGAGGGAGTCGGTCACGGTATTCCTCCATGAGATTCTTCCGCACGTGGAGCGAGCGATGGAACTCCTCGTACGCCGGAGAGTTTACCCAATCGACGAACTGCCCCATCAGCTCCTGGTCCTTCCAGGCCCCCTTGTACTTCGACTCGAGTGACTTGATGAAGTACTCGGGGAGGAACTGGTTGGAGTGCGACGAGCACTGGACGAGCGAATAGTCCTCGCGCTTCTCCGTGACGAACAGGCGGTGCAGCCAGTTCATACCCTTCGGAGTCGTCGTACACCACGCGCGACCTGGGTCGAGACGGAGCCGGCCGATCATGATGTCCCACACCAGCTCCGGCATCATCGCCGCCTCGTCCAGGAAGAACCAGCCGAGGTTGGGACCACGCAGCTTCTCCGGGTCATCACCTGAGCGGAAGATGATGTCTGTCCCGTGCGACGTGATCAACCTCATCTCACTCTTGATCCACTCCCCGATCAGGTTCGCCTGCTGAAAGATCTTCATCAGGGTGTCAAGAGTAGCGTCCATGAGCATCCTGTAGGTCGGCGCGATGACAGCGCCGCGCGAACCAGGAGGCTGACGAAGGATCTCGAGGACGCCAGCATAGGTCTTCCCCGACCCGACCCCGCCCACGAAGGCCCGAAACCTTCGGTCGTTTTGCCAGAACTCGCTCTGCGGTGGGGTGCTCCCCACGCTCAGCTTGATCTTCTGTACCCGTTCGTCGTTCACGCTTGCATCACCTTCGGGCTCCCAGTCCACATGCGCCAGAGCGCCTCGAACTGGACCGCCAGATCGTTCATCTCCTGCTCCGTGATGCAGTCGCACCACGTCCTGGACACCATACCATCGAACATGGTCAGGCGCCCAGGTGGGATCACCTCACAGCCGCACTTCTCACACGTCACTGACTTGGCCATCGCAGCAACAAAAAACGGGGGCGCGTTCGCCCCCGTCTCCGAAAGAGCTGTCGTGGCCTCATCGTGGCCTACGTTCTTCCCGTCCATCAGTCCTCCATCGCCGCCGCCAGCTTGGGGTCGTCCATGCCCTTGATGTCGCGGAGGTCCTTGACCTGACCGCTCTTGGGCGTCCACCCAGGCCCCTTGAAGTGTACCGCAAGCCGGCCGACGATCTCTGGCTTGGTGGCCCTGCTTCCACACTGTGGGCACGACGGTCGCTTCGGCAGGTCCTTCATGAACTGCCGCCAGAGCAAGAAGTGGTGCCCGCACTTCTTACAAGTTCTTTCTTGTATCGCCACGATCTGCCCCCATGACCCGCTCGATGATCGCCCTCACGTCTTTCAAGTTCGGATACAGGCGATCCATCGTCTCGTTGTAGCTCTCGCGCCGCACGACGTACTCGTGGTCGCAGTACGCACAGCGATGGACGTAGTGCCTGTACCTGAAGCCCCACGCGCATCGCTCTCCGAAGCACTTGACGTCGCAGTGCGGGCAGCGCCATTCGTACGCCTGAGAGTACCCGTCTGACGGAGCCGCTTCAGCGAGCACGGTGACGAGCTGGTCAGTCACCCACCACCTCGGCATCCACGGTCTCGGCCGGCTCGAACACGAGCACGTCAACGACGGGGTGGACGCGCTTCAAGAAAGCGTAGGCGTCCCACCCGAACTCCTCGATGAAGTGCTCCTTCCACTCGTCCTGCTTGCGCTCCTTCTCCGACCTGTTCCAGCTCGGCCCTTTCATTTGCGGTACCACGGGCGCGGGTCGAGCCGCCAGTAGTACGGCCTGCCGCCCTCTCCGTTCCTGATGCCGCCGGCGCTGTCGATCACGAGCTTGAACTGGCTGCTCCAGTACGACTCGCGGTCGTTCACCTTGATGAACCGAATCAGCCGGTCCGAGCAGTACAGCAGGCGCCACTTGTCGTAGTCGTAGTTCGGGAGCCGTCCGACCCGCTCAACGAACCCCGACCCCTGCTCCGGGCACGTGTTGCCGATCACCCTCTTGGTGCCACAGGTCGGGCAGTCCTCAACCTTCGCGAAGGTGCCCTTCGCCCCGACGGAGTACAGGATCTGGTAGGCGCAGCTCAGAGCGTGCCGCTCGAACGCGTCGGTCTTCAGTTGCAGCGACAGCGAGTCCCAGTTCTTGGCGATCCTCGCCGCAGTGTCGCTGAGCGAGACGGTGGTCCTGACGTGGAACGTCGGGCCGTGGACGTCGTCGTGCAGGTCGAACGACGTGCTCGACCTCTTGGTGTAGTCCGGGTGCGGCCCGGTCGGCCGCTCGTTGCTCACCGGACCGTTGTGGAAGTTGTGGATCACCTGACCCACCGCCGCCCTCTGGAACCAGTTGGCCATGTCCTTCAGGGCGTCTTCCTTCTGCTTGGCGATCGGGTCTTCCGCGATCGGCTTCGGCGCGTAGCCTCCCTCGCCAAAGATGTTGGCCGACTGCTGAGACAGGAACATGTTGATGTACTTCTCGTACTCGTCGAAGATGCCCATCACCACACCTCCACGTCGTACTCGGTTGCGATCTCGGTGATCTTCTCCTTCACGGTCGCGACGGTCTCTGCCCACTCCTTGGTGTGCGCCTCGGAGTAGTACTCGAGCTGGTCTCGGACGTACTTCCAGACGGCCTGGAACGCTTCCTTCCAGTCCTGCGACTTGAGCATCAGCTCGAAGTCGTTGTGGTCCTCGTCGTCCTTCAGGTCGAAGTGCAGGCAGGCCTTCATCACACGGCCTCCAGTCCCATCATCTGGCGCCACACGGCGCGCACCCGCTTGATCATGGCGGCGGCGGTGTAGCTGAGCTTCCAGTCCGACGCCCACACGTCGAAGACGGTGTCCTCGTTGAGCTGGTTCGCGTCGCCCTCCAGGAACGCCACCGCCTCCTCCAGGCTCTTGGCCTTCAGCACCGCCCGCACCTCACGGATGATGGCCTCGCAGGCCTCGTCCGCGTTCGACGCCGGGAAGTAGTCGTACATGCACCTCGACGCCTTGTTGTAGGCCTCCAGGCACGCCTTGCGGGGGTACGGTCCGGGGATCTCGGTCCAGTTCTTCTTGGTCTCGGCCATGGTCAGCTCCTTCCCTGGATGCGCTTGATGAAGCGCGGGTCGACCGGGATGGGTGTCCCGTCAGGTTGAGCGATCTCTGAACGTACGTCCTTCCGTACGTTCTGGCTTCGGAACCCGGCGCTGCGCAGCTTGTGGAGGTACTCTCCGATGCCCAGCTTCTCCTGGCAGGCCTTGCACACGTGGGCGGTGGTGACGTCGGTCGGACCGGCGCCGGCGGTGCCCTGCCTGATCTCCAGGATGTCCATGTCCTCTTCGATGGCTTGCTTGCACACGTCACACTTCACAACCAGCATGGGGCCTCCTTGTGGTTGTGGGGCTGTGGGCGACATGCCCGGTGCTCCGTCCTGAGGGCAGGATATTACGATTCCTCGGGGAATGTCAACGGTGACCGAGGAAACGTAACGACTTAGTCGACCCTTTTTGGCGCAGCCGGGTGTGGAGCGCACAGGGCCTACTGAATGACCCGCGCGGGGGGACGCGCCCCCCTCCCCCCATCGGCGCGCCTCGCCCGCCGCAGCAGCGGGCTCTGATCGCAGCTCAGCGCACGCAACACATTGATTCCAAACAGGATAGAACGATGAGGTCAACATCTGTTGGCCTGCGTGCTGTGCGCACTGCGCAGCGCAGCAGAGGGCAGCGCCTTTTGCGGCGTGGCTGCACGTGGCAGTGCGCCCCCGCCCGCTGTGCCCTGCGCTCCACGTGTGTGTGGCTAGCACACACCGGGGATATAGCTCACCTCATCCAATGGATGCGCTCTGATCACTGTCCGGTTCGCCAAGAACTTCAGCGTCGACGACCTCAGCTTCCACAACGCCGGCGCCGAGGCGCGACCGCTCGGGAGGCAGCAGCACGACCTCCAGCTCCACGCGGTGGCCGTGGTCGACGCGTACGTGCTCGCCGTACTGCTCGCGACGCATGGACTTCAGGTAGAAGATGCGGGCGACCGTGTTCGCCGAGCTGGGGTCCATGCACTGCTGGTACAGCACGCCGGCGACGTCGTCGACCTTGGCCTCCAAGATCTCGTGCCACGCGTCGGCGAACAGCGGATCCTTGCTCCGTGCGACGTTCGCTGTGCGGCGCGAGATGCCGCACGAGCGGCACGCGCGGGAGATGTTGCCGTGCTGCTCCAGGGCCTCCAGGAACGCGGTCTTCTCTTCGGTCGTAAACTTGGACAGCTCGCGCTCCACCTTCAACGCCACGAGGCGCGCTGCCTCGGCGTCGATCATGGCGTCGCGCGCTGCACACTCGGAGCTGCGGCGCAGGGCGTCTGCCTTCAGGTCTTCCAGGCTCATGTCGTACCTCCAACCAGCACGATACAACATCGCAAGAGAGGGGGCTTGACTTAGTCCCAGGACCTCTGTACTGTGGTTGCATGAGGAACGAGGTGACCTACCGCAAGCGCACCGGACTTATCAACAGGGACACAGTCGGCGACTGCGCAAGATGCCACGCCGACGCCTCTCCAAGGGATTCGTCGGGCAACGGTGCGCTTGTGGCAGGCCACAACGGCCTAGCTCATCGGAGGTGTGACATGGCCAAGCTGTACGTGGTGCGGTGGAACTCGCAGAGCGGCGTCGACGAGTACGCGTTCGACAACCTCGCGCAGGCCCTGGTGCGGTTCGGCAAGCTGATCGAGCGCATCGAGTCGGCCTCGAAGACCAACCTCATGATCGACTGGTCGTCGATCGCCGGCGGGCGCACCCTCGACGTGAGCGACTACATCGTCGCCTTCACCGAGGGCGGCGACCAGATCGCCGACGCCAAGGTGTGGGTGACGGCGACGCGCCAGCACAACTACTCGACCTGAGTCTAGCGAGCAGCGCCCTACGGGGCGCTGCACGCTGGCCTTAGTGCCAAGCCAACGGAGGTGTGACATGGCAAAGAGTGCAGTGCGCAAGGTGGCCGAGCTGGTGTTGATGCCGACGCGGACGTTCCGGTTGCAGGCGACCAACCCGGAGACCGTCGCGGAGTACGCGGCGCTCATGGAGCGCGGCGTCGAGTTTCCCGCCCTGACCGTCGCCAAGGTCGGCAAGGCCGGCACCGAGGTGCTCGTGGGCGGCGCCCACCGGCTCGCCGCAGCCGTCAAGGCCAAGATCGAAGAGCTGCCGGTCAACGTGGTCGAGTGCAAGGCCGCGATCGACGCCGAGGTGCTGGCGTTCACCGACAACGTGACCCACGGCCTCACGCTGACCGCCCAAGAGAAGCGGCTGGCCATCATCGAGCTGATCCAGACAGCGACCTTCAGCAAGCTGTCGAACGCCACGATCGCGAAGCGCCTGGGTGTGTCGGACATGACCATCAAGCGCTACCGCGACGCGATCGGTGAGAAGAGCCCGAAGGCCGCGCAGAGCGGGCACAAGGCCAAGCCGAAGGCCAAGGGCACGATCGAGGCCGGCGTCAGCATCGACAAGGGCGGCAAGGTCGAGGCGGTGCCGGTCAAGGGCAAGCCGGCGAGCGCCTGGAACATGGCCGGCGGGAGCTGGTCGGGCGGTGGCGTCGAGGCGATCGTCGAGGCGATCACGGTGCGCGTGACCGAGGGCGTGGGCCGCAAGAGCGTCAACTCGTGGAACGAGCGCATGGACTACCTCGACAAGCTGGCCGCGTCGCTCAAGGCGTTCGCGGACGCCAACCGGGTCAAGGGGGAGTGAGGTGGAAGCCGTGCCACTGCCCAAGCTGATCGCAGGCCTGCGTAAGTACGCCTTCGTGATGGGCCTGACGGGTCAGGGGTACCCCGAGGCGCTGTACCAAGCGGCCGACCGCCTGGAACGCGGCTCGGTGGCGCGCAAGCGGGTAGGCGTGGCACGCAAGCGTGGAGTGTAGCGCGGGGCGGCGCCGCAGGGCGCCGCCACTCGCTGCCCTTCAGGGCAAGCCAAGGAGGATCCCATGAGCTACAGGTACAGGTCCCAGATCAACGAGGCGAACCTGCCGTCAACCATCTGCGTCGAGGTGGGCAACGAGGTGTTCGCGTTCGCCACGGCAGCGGACGCCGCCGCCGCGTTCTCGGCGCTCGATCGCGCCGTGGGCGTGCGGCGCTGGGAGAAGTTCACCAAGCCAGGGACCGAGCACACCGACCACGAGTACGCGATCGTGCCGCTCAAGTCGGACGGCCTCAAGCTGGAGCGCAGGCAGATCGCCGGCGTGCAGGACACCCTCGACGCCATCACCTGGGTCGAAGAGACCAAGTGCGACGGCACCGGCGTCTGTGGCTGCTGGCGCGCTCAGACCGGCCACACCACGCCGGAAGACTGGCAAGAGTACGAGCACGAGGGCGTGACCAAGCACATGTGCAGCGAGTGCCAGAACAAGACGGCGACCTTCACGCCGCCCAAGCTGAGCTGCTGAGGGGGTCGACATGATCATCACACTCAACGTCAGCACGTACGTCGCCGGCCGGCTGGCCAAGGTCGTGCATGCCGAGGCGATCAAGGTCGGGCGCGAGCTGATGACGGCGCGCGACGACTGGCAGGCCGCGTTCCGGCACCACGAGCTGGTCAACAACGAGGTCAGCAAGCGCATGCTCGACAACTCGGTGCAGCTCGTCGAGGACCTGACCGACGAGGTGCGCGAGCTGCTGGTGACGGCGCGCGAGCTGTCCAAGCAGAGCAAGGAAGGGTGGAAGCGTTCCGAGTTGAACGCGCAGGCCGACCTGCGCGACGTCGTCATCGAGCACGGCCACTGCTCGCAGTAGGCCAACAACTGTTGACCTGGGAGGTCCACATGGCACTGCAAGTCGAACAGCACGCAGAGAAGGCCCTCGAGCTGATCCTCAAGGCGTTCGAGAATCCCAACGACCTGCCGGCGAAGATGGCCAAGGTCTACCTCAACGTGGCCGAGCGCTACTGCTCGAGGTGGTCGGCCCGCAACCAGTTGCTCGTGTTCCTCAACGGACACAACGACGCCGCGACCTACCAGACGTGGCAGTCGAGAGGCCGCAACGTCCGTGAGGGTGAGCACGCGTTCGCGATCCTGAAGCCGATCATGCGCAGCTTCCTCAAGGAAGTGGACGTGCGCGACGACGACGGCAACCTGACCGGTGAGAAGCAGCGCGTGAAGATCCAGTACCTCGCCGGCTTCGAGGCGTGGCCGGTGTTCGGCATCGAACAGACCGACGTGTTCAACGAGGAACTGTGGGCGCAGTACAGCGACAAGGACGGCAAGGTGCAGACGTTCCTCGACTCGCTGCCGTGGCTGGCCGTGGCCGACAAGTGGGGGCTCAAGGTCGAGGCCTTCAACGGCAACGGCTGGGCCGACGGGTACTACGAGCACGGCAAGAAGATCGGGCTCAGCGCCGCGCAGTTCCAGGTCTGGGCGCACGAGATGATCCACGCCGCTGAGGACCTCAACGGCACCCTGACCAAGGCGCGCGGCCAGCAGCCCGACAACGAGGTCGTGGCTGAGGTCGGCGCGTGCGTGCTGCTGCGCCTCGCCGGCTACGACAACGAGGTCGACCTGCGCGGCGCCTGGGACTACGTCTGCAAGTACGACGCGGATCCTCGGAAGACCGCGTTCCTGTTGTTGGGTCGGATCACTGGCGCGGTCGCGCGCATCATCGAGGAGGCGGGCTCATGAGCGACAAGGTGCGGTGTCTGAAGTGCGGGTGGGTGGTCGACCGGGACCGCGCCCGCAAGGTCCACGTGGGGGCGGCGAGCCGCACGGGCGGCGTCATCTGCCAGCAGTGCGCGGCCAAGCTGCGCAAGCTGGGGAAGTGGAGCAGGCCGGAGCCGGCCGAGGACGAGTAGCTCCCTGCTAGGGGAGCACAGAGGGCCGGAGCGTTGCGCTCCGGCCCTCTTCTTTTGTCAGTCGACCAGGGCGTGGATGTTGGCGTATTGATGCGCCAGAGAGTGCGCGGCCTTGGCGTCGTCCATGCTGCGCACGACGTAGACCTTGGCGCCGGCCGTCTGCCACTGGTGCATGCGGTGCTCCTGGATGGGGGACACAAGTCCTTTCTCTGCCTTCACTTCCATGTGGAACATGAGCCCGCCGACGCAGCCGTAGATGTCGGGGTCGCCGACCACGTGGGCGGGGCCTGGGCCGTTCACTCTGGCGACTGTGTTGGGCAGGGTGTTGAGATAGCGAACTATCGCGGCCTGCAAGTTGTTCTCAGTCATGGTAGACCTCCCTCACGTTGACCTGAGGTGTCGAGATCAAGCCACGGTCGTGGTCGTACAGGAAGCCGAGAGATGCACGGTGCGCCCACGAGAATCCCTTGATCTTGTGCCACTCGTTCCACGTCACCATGCTCGGCAGGTACTTGATGTTGACGCCGAACTCAGAGAACGTGGGCGTCTCTCTGTGCTGGTCTGCACAGTGCCACTCACGATTCCAGGTCATGCCCCAGACAGTGGGGCGCTCGTTGGCCATCAGGCTAGCGAGCCGCGTCGCCTTGATGCTGTGGCCGTGGTCGAACCCGATGAGGTTCACGCCGAAGTGCCAGAACTTGTAGGGCTCTGGTCCGGCGTCGACAGTGACGCGCTCGTCGTTCATGAAGTACGCCCTGAGGATGCGGCCGAGTGCGAACTCGGACTGGCGAGCGTGGTTGCCTGGGACCATCACAACATGCACAGGGCACATGCTGGCGAGCCCGAGGATGGTCGAGATCAGCAGCTCCTCGGACCTGATGAACGTCTCGTGCCACGAGTCCATCTCGGGCTGGTGTGTTCCGGCCGTCGTGGTGTGGAAGACGTTGTCGGCGTGCATGAAGTCGTTGCCAGTCACGAAGCAGATCTGGTCGATGGGGCCGCACCCGAGGGCGCGCTCGAGCAGCAGCTCGATGCTCCGCTTGTAGATCTCGGAAGCGTTCTCGAAGCTGTAGTCCGAACCTGACGGACCACAGAAGGCTCTCATGCCGAAGTGCGGATCGGCGATGGAGATCTCCAAAGCGCGGTTCGCTACCTTGCGGTCTGGCTTTGTGAACTCGAGCGGCACGACAGGGCTGTTGTTCTCGAGCTTGGTGATCAGCTCGTCGAGCAGACACTCCTCCTGCGGCTTGCGCTCGAGCCACGCCTTGACCTGCCACGACGGATCCTCTGGCTTGCCCCACATGTTGGCAACCCAGCGGCTGACACGCCACACGTCGAGGTCCACCTCGGCGTCGACCATCAGGGCTGCGAGCGACTGGCTCCTGGACGTGGCGCGCACGTTGCCGCTCACCTCCATGGTCTTCTGCTCGGCACGGACAGAGACTCTCCCTCTCGGAGTCCCACCGTCGATGGCGTTGATGTACTTGCTCGCCTCGTGTCGAGTGACACCGAGGGTCTCTGCGATCCTTCGGGCGCCGAAACCCTGAGCCATCAAGGCTGAGACTTGAGCGATAAGAGCGTCGTCCATACTTCCTCCATTGTCTTGCACGTGATCACGTCGTCGATGATTGTCGCCTTCACTACCTCGCCCTCGAACGCCTCCTTCACCCCAACGTACGCGATCAGTGCGAGGCCGGCACGATCGCGCCCTGGCTTGGCCTTGGCCCACTTCCACAGCTCGTTCTTCACGTGCTTGAACGCGGCCTTCGCCTCGGGTGGCCAGTCCTTCACCCTCTTCGGCAGCTCGTGGTGGGTCTGCGCCTGCTTCTTTGGTCTCGGCTGGGGCTTGGCCCAGATGTCCATGTACTTCATTTCTCCAGCTCGAACTTCAGGTACTGGATCGCCTTCTTCAGGTCGTTGATCTTGTCGCCCTTGTGGTTGCACCGGCAGATGTACTTGATCGCGTTGCCGAGGCAGAAGCCGAGCTTCTGGTCGAGGATGAAGTCGATCACCTGGATCTTGCCGGTGTTGTAGTGCTTCGGCCACGAGATGACCTCGTGGTCCTGCATCTCTGGCGACGGCTTCAGTTCAAAGACCTTCATCTTCGGCTCCTCTATCGTGTCGTCGGCGTTCCATGCTGCTGGGCAGTGTTCTCCACCAGAACAGTTGAAGAAGCCGCACTTCGGGCACGGGCCTGGGTTCTTGGGTGTCATAGCGTTGCTCCACAGTTCTCGCACTTGGCGTCTCTCAGTGTCTTCTCGCTGCACTTGCTGCCGCAGTACCTGCATCGCTCCACTCGATGGCGCAGCGGCTGGTTGACCATGGCCCTCTGCTGCCTCGCGATCATCTCCATCTGCATCTCGTACGGACCATACGACGCCGGCGGCTTACCGCCCTGAGGCTGACCCATCGCTCACCTCCTCGTTGAACATGACCACGATCGGTCGGTGCGGAGTCCTCTTGAGTTGGTCTAGGATGAGCCATCCCAGGCCGGCCAACAGTGCCTTGTTGTCGCTCTCGAGCGCAGCCATCCATCGCTCCCTGTCGACGCGCAGCTCGGTGTAGTCGCTGGCTAACGCCACATGGCCCTCCTCTCGTTGGGGTCCTGCACGAGGACCAGCTTGCGGCGTGCCCTCGACACGCCGACGTAGAACGTGCGGAGCAGGCCGTCCTTCCCTGAGTAGCCCTGCTGTCTGAACGCCTCGGGGCTGATGTTCGGCAGCACGTAGACCGTGTCTGCCTCGCCTCCCTTCACGCTGTGGATGGTGCCTACGATGAGGCTTGGCGTCTCGTACAGCGCCTGCGTTCCTCGAGCGTCCATCATGCGCTTGAGGTACGCCATCGGGGACAGCGACGTCGGGGACACACTCAGCCTGTGGTCGCGGTGGAGCATGTTGAAGTACGTGTGGTAGTCGCCGTCCTTCGCAGCAGTGAGGAACTCGTCGAGCTGCCAGCGATCGACGAAGTCTGGATCGACCTGTGTGCGCACCGTCCTGTTCGTCATCACCTCAACGAGCATCTCCTTCGGGATGTTGTTGAGCATCGACACGATGCAGTAGAACTGGTTCCAGGTCCACAGTTGTTGACCCCGCGACGGCGCCAGGAACGCACGGTAGGCCTCGGCCTGACGGGAGCGCAGTGGGTTCCAGGTCTTGCCCTCGGCCCTCGAGCGGTACGGGTTGTGGTACGGGACTCCCAGCTTGCGCAGCTCCTTGAGGTGCGGGTTCAGCATGAAGCCGCAGCTCGCGAGCAGCATCACCGAGCCGTCTTCCATGTCTTCCTGGATCCCGTGCAGGATGGACGTCACGGGCTGGCGCACAACCACGCCGCCCTCGCCGACGGGCGTGAACTCCTTCTCGACCTTCAGCTTGATCGCATCGCCGAAGATCCTGGCCTGCTTGTAGACGGCCTCCGACATGCGGTAGCTGCGCGGCAGGACGTACGTGTTCTCCTTCGGAGCGAAGTCGATGAAGTCCTTCACCGAGGCGCCGCGCCACTCGTACAGCGCCTGCTGATCATCGCCGGCGACAATAGTCTTCTCGGTTGTTATCGACCACTGGTTGATCAGCGCCATCTCGAGCCGGCTCAGGTCCTGCGCCTCGTCGACGAAGATGTAGCGCGGCGCAGCCGGGTGCTCCTGGCACACCACGAGCGCGCGCTTGATCAGGTCGGTGAAGTCCATCAGGCCTCGCATTGACTTCCAGGTCTCCCACTGGTTGTAGAAGCGGCGCGTCGGTTGCGTCCACTTCTCGATCGGCGTCTCTGCCGCGCGCATGCGGTCGCACTCAGCGAGGCACAGTAGATGCTGGTTGGGGGTCTCGGACTCGTACATCATGTTGCCGAGCTGGAGCGGCAGCTTGCGCCCTGTCTGTTGGTTGAAGTCTCTGACGTGCTCCTCCTCGTAGACGAGCTTCGGCTCCTCGCCGATCGCCTTGAGGGCGCGCAGCGCGAGGGCGTGGACCGTTCCGACGTGCGGGAACTCGACACCTGGGATCCTCTCCTTCACCCTCTCGGCGATCTCGTGCGCGGCCGTGCGGGTGAGAGAACAGATCAGGATGTCGCCGCCGTACAGCGTGTCTCCCACAGCCTTGACGATCCGGCCCACGAGTGTGGTCGTCTTGCCAGAGCCGGGTGGTCCGTAGATCGTGTAGTGGTTCTCCACGGGGTATAGCATCCTTCCTTCCAGTCAAACCGCTCATGTCATGTTCCGGTTCGCCAAGAACTTCTTGAGACAATTCTCAAGAAATGTGAGTCTTGAAGACTCAAGACTTAGTACAAATTATATGACGCGTATAGAGAGTTTATAGAACGCGTACCGGTACGACTATGCAATGAGTAGCAGGTCGGTATAGGACTATGGGTACAGCCCAGGGTCGCCAAGGAAATCATTGGCGCGTTTTTGCCTATATCCCCGGTCATCCTATTCCTCCTCGATCAGGTGGGGTGGAACGAGCAGGCAGGCCATGCGAATCCCCTTGTAGACCTGCTGGTTCTTCATGACGCCCACCCTCCCCAGTTCCTTGACCGCCCTGTGCAGTTCCTTGTTCGCGCGCAGCGCCGGATACATGGTCGTGGCCAGCGCGTTGAGCGAGTTGGTCGGGATCACGTAGAGGCCGTCGTCGATGCACGGGCGCCCTGTCGCCTTCGCCTGCTCCAGGCCGTCTGCCATCTCCCCGCTGCCGGCGAAGCTCTTGATGGCGTGCAGCAGGCACGCCGCCGAGTCTGTGGTGACGGGGTCGCCTATCTCTGCCGCGTGCCACGCCAGACTCATGGCGCTCTCCCACTTTCGGTTGGCCTCGGCCGCTCTCTTCGACGAGTAGTGCGGGAGGAAGATCCCGGTCATGTTGAACAGCACCTTCCTCGAGTCCGACCTCGACGTCGGGTTCGGTAGACGCACCTTCACGATCTCCCCGTTGACCTCCACGTGGAGCTGGAGCACGACGTCGTCGAGCGTGTCGTCGCTCGACATGACGCTGAACCTGGAGATCCCCTTCAGCTTGCTCGGGTCGGGGAACTCCATCAGCGCTGCCACCGTGGAGAGCTGCTCGTCCTTGCTGGACTTTTCGATCACGACCTGGATGTCGTCGTGGGTCATGTCCATGACCTTGCACTTCGCGATCTCGGACGCCCACACCTCGGGCCTGTCGAGCTTGATCTGGTCGACCCTGAACTTCCTCTGGTCGAGCAGGTAGCGGATCGTGATGTCGACCACGTCCTGCTTCTCGAGGCCGGCGTGCATGAGGAACGAGATCATCGACATCCTGTAGGCGCTCGGGCTGTGGTCACTCCCCGGCAGCTCCCTGTTCCCCGACCACGCCTCGTAGAGTGTCGGGTTCACCTGGAAGAGCTGCATCAGGAAGTTGACGTCGACCGTGCAGTCCGGGTCCAACCTGAAGTCCTGATCCGAGCGTGACTGGGGTGCATGTTGGATGGTCTTCTGTACGGGGAGGCCAGAAATGACCTCCTCGTCCACGGTTGAGTCTCTCTGCTCCAGTACCTCGACTCTTCTCCCACACGAGGAGTTGGTCGATCCAGGGATCCTCAGGACGCGAGCGAGGTCGTGGGTGCTGTCGATCTCGTACCCACTCATTTCCCTTGCGTACTGCTGGAATCTGTGGGAGAGGGCATGTGCTCGGCTGAAGTCCTCCCTCGTGTTGATCTCGATGGGGGAAGACAGCACGCAGTAGACGTGTACACCCGTCCCAGACAGAACGATGACGCTCCACGGAAGGTACTTCTTTACCCACTGCACGGCCTCCTCTACGGACGGGAAGTAGCGCTTCCCGTTGCCCTTGTCTCCACAGTCCAGGTCGAGCCACACGAACGTGAGCGCGCAGCTCTTGTCGGCGGTGCCGCGCTGGTGGACAGACGGCGGCTTCTCCGACAGCGGGCACAGACGGAAGTACATGTCGTTCGCGCCAAGCTCCTGGTCGAGCTTGATGTCGTCGACATGGAAACACTCGTACGGGCCGGCCTTCGGACCGACGACTACCCACGCGTCTCCCTCGGGCTCGTACCTGCCGTAGAGAGCGCGGAAGAAGTCAGACTCCATCTTCATGAGAAGAGCCGCTTCCACCAGGGCTTGTTGCGCCAGTCGACGCTTTCTTGGTGCAGGTAGGCAAGGCGCTGCAACTCTCTCAGCTTGTCGAACAGCGGGTGGTTCTGGCGCATGAGTTCCAGCTCGTCCTTCTTCAGCCGCTCAATCTCCGCATCTGCTGCGTCGATTGCCAGCTTCGTGGTGGTGGCGAACGACTTCAGGATGTAGTCGTAGGCGTCTTCCAGGTTCGACATCATCAGGGCCTGAGCGCCCTGGACGTCGTTGAGCCGGTCTGTGAATCGCTCTCGCTTGCTTTTCATGAAACCTCCAGAGAAAGCACCCGGCCCTTTCGGGCCGGGTGGTGAGGTCAACAGATGTTGGCCTAGAAGGTGCCCTGCGATGCGGTCTCCTGGGCGACGTGTCCGAAGACGGACCGGAGGCCGGCGTAGAGCGCCTGAGCGGACTTCGCCTCGCCCTCATCGAGGACGCGGACGAAGCTCGGAGCGATGCGGGCGTAGTCGATGCCGCCGCTGCTCTTCTCCTTCACGAGCTTGAGGGCCACGACGGCCTTGAAGAAGGGGAGCTTCTTCGCGGTCAG